ATACACAACACGATTGCTTATTATTTCTTGTCCTAAAGCTTTCAAAGGCACTCTATCATATACACGAATAACATCTCTCTCTGGAAGCGTTTTAAACGGCTTCTTTGCTTGATATTCATATTCGTATGTTGTACTTGATCCAGATGCTGAAGCTATCTTAGAAACAGGGATAGAATCAACAACACTCACAACAGGGGAGTCTGACTCTTTGTATATTATTTCTACCTCACTTATTTTATACGTGCTAGCCAAAGTATTAGCTGCTCCGGGAAGTATCATTTGCAACAATATATTGTTAACTTTATTCTGCATAAACCTAACGATTGTACTTCTGTACGCATCTTCTTCATCTCCAGCCATGAAAAACCCATCTTGTTTTGGTATATAAGCAACTTGTGTAAACGGAGCAAATATAGAATATTCACCATCTTCAAACTTGTACCTATAACTGAATCTAACCATTCTGCTTTCTAAATACTTAGGATCTCCTTCATACCCGTTTCTCCAGTAAGGGTTAGCTGAATTGTTAGGATAGAACTCACTTACAACATCACGCATTGCCGTTTCATATTGGTTTGGCGCAATAGACTCTGTACTAGCTCTTCTTTTGTATAAGTTAAATGGATGTAATGGACTAACCTTAGCCACAGATATTTGGTCTTCTGTAGTATAATACCCTGGAGTATTAATGGCTTTGGATACATTTATCTTTCTAGGTTGATTTCTATTGTCTGTCCAAAATAATAAATCCTCTATTACGTTTATTCCGTATACTGGATTTGTTGTTGAGAAGTTTAACCAAGCACCTTGTAACAGCTTTGTTGTAGTACCCGCTTTTATATCTCTAACATATATAAAGTTTTTAGCTGTAGGGCTATACTGTGGCGAAAAACCAGGGTTAGTATAGTTAGTTAAAAATATATATATTCGGTCTGTAGTATTATCAACAAAAGACCCGATACACTGAAGTAAAGGGTCTGTTGTTATTTGTTCTATTTGATTAAAGTCAACGACTAATTCGTTTCCTTGTGCATTCTGTAATGTACCAACATTTGAATCGCTAGACTTATTTATCTCAAGGTTAAGAGCATATCTGTATTCGTTAGCAGGTATTAATCTATCATCTACGTCTCGGTTCATTTTAGAACCAAGGAAGTTGTTTTTAATTTCCGCCATATATTTAGTGTTTAATCCATTTTGATTGTCCTCTTAATACTTGTGTAATTTCTTCAAGCTTTATATTAGACAGTCTTATTTTTGCGTTTCTTAATTTAGCGCTTTTTTCTTGCTTCAATCTATTAACAATGTATTCTGGCTGCCCCGCTCTTGTTGAAATAACAGCATGTAATATATGTGCATACATTGCTTCTTCTGCCATCTTAGGTACTTTTGTATCTAGATCATAAGCAAGACCATCAGATATATATTCAAACAATATTGATATATTAACTAAATCACTTGAGAAGCTTATTTTACCTTCTCTATCATTTATTGTGAATGTACCATTGAAATTTGCATTCTCAGGGTTTATTCCGTATTGTCTACCGTAACCGCCAGAGTAATCTATTCCGTAGTAGTTGCTTCCTTGAGCATAATATTCAAGAGTATCAGTTTTTAATGTAGAACCATTGTTTTCTTTCCATCTTTGTTCAATTATCGATGTACCAGATATATTGTTATCGAAATCATCTTGAATAGCAACACCCATATCATCTTGAACAGGCATACTGCCAGGATTAGATGTTAATCTAGTAGGATATATTGGATGTTTAACACCATGACCGTCGATCCATGAAACTTTAACATAGTTTACATAATCTTGAGGTAGTGGTATAGAAAGGTTTTGAGGAACTGTTAGCTCTTGTGATTTTACACTTTTAAGTGTATCATAGCTAAATTCCTGCATTGCTCGTTTGGCATGAAATATAACATCAGTTTTTTTAACGCTGCTGATTAATTTACCATTACCAACATAAGCTATCATAAAGTTATTTATAACCTCATCTAACGGAATGTAAGCGTAACCACCGTAGTTTTCTTCAACTGCATCTCCATAAGCAAAACTATTAGGATCTAATGGATCTCCGTATTTACCACCATCAACTCTTTTTAATTGTACAACTATAATCGTATTGTTTGCCGGAGCAGTAACAAATGTTATAGTATTTCCAACAACAGAATATGCTTGATTAGTTTCAGCAAATGAATCCGGCATACCGGTTGGACTGGTATATATTTTAAAGTTATTTAAGTTATACCCACTGTTATTCTGGTTATAATCACCATATACCAAATTGGTATCAAACGTAGTAGTAAAGCTTCTGTTCGTTCCATCACCTACGAAGCTCATTGCTCCTTCGTAATATTGTCTGTTTGTTTCGGTAATTAAACCGTTATTAGGTATAGGCATTGTCTAATTAGCTTTTAGAGTTTATTTCTTCTGATTGAGATTGTTGCATCGCTACTTGTACTACTTGAGGATCTTTTATAATAACACCTGCATACATAAGTATCTTTAATATCACAGTTGTTTGATCTGATTCGTGTAGTTCAAAATTTCTTGATCCAACCGCAGGAGTAACCGCTCCGTTGTATGTAGCTGGGTTATAAACGTATTGTCCTCTTGTACCAACGGTAAAACCCCACACGGGATCTAATGGCTTTCTTATATAGTTAGCTGTAATACCGGTTGTTATAGAGCTTGGTGCAATTATAACTTTATTATTCTCTCTTATGTAAGCTGGATGTTTTTCTGTAGAAGCAGTTAGCCTTGAATTTTGTATGTAGTAGAATTCGCCTCTTTGTAATTCTTCTAACGGCCCAAGAGTAACGTTGTATTTGTTTTTATAAGACAATGATCCTAATCGATATACCGGAAAACTATCTCCATATAAATCAACCGAAGGAAGAGTAAAGTAACTTCCCGCAGGATCTGAAACATAAGTGCAGTTGCCAACAGTTTTAAATATAGATATTTTTTCTTCTATATGCGCAACACGATCAGCATAATCGCTATCGCTGTTTTGTACACGTAAAAGTTGGTTCAAGTCTTCAAAATATTTTTCGAATATTTCAAGCTGTACCTGAGTAGCTACCGTGTTAAATTCCTGAGGTGTCATGTAACCTCGCTGCTCTTTGTTAAGTATCGATAATACCGTTCTGTAAACTGTATTTACATTTATTGCCATATTGTCTATTTTATTATAATATTAAAGCGGTAACAACAGCTACCGCTCAATATTAATTATTACGCATTATTCAAGTTTTTTCTCTATAGACTTGTATATCTCGACACCTTCGTCGGTCTTAAAATATGCTGCCATAGCAGAGTATGGGTTTTCATCAAACGGTACAGTCATTAACTTTTTACCATTAGTAGCCCATTTAAAATCTCTTTGATCTTGTGATAATTTTATGATACCAGCTTCAGTAGCTTTAATCGCAAAATTTCTAAGTTGTATGTTTTCGTCATTCGCTAAGTTTAAGAACAATTTTGGGTTCTTCTTGGCAAATACCATAATATCCTTTTTTATCTCCTTAGAAGTCATATTAGATACCTTAGATCCAATCTCAACACGTAAGATTGCTTCAGCTTGGTCAATATCCATTGATTTAGCTGCATTCATAGCTTCTAATTGCTCTTCTAAATGATCCAACTCATCTTCCGCTTCAACTACTTTATCAAATTCATAATATTGAATATTACGCATTGGATGAAATAATGATAATAGCTTTTGTAAAGATTGTTGTTCTTTTGGTACAGTTAAGAATCCGTTTGAAAAAACAACGTGACCTAATGTACACTCTCCTTTTTGATCTGATACAAATACCGATGATTGGTTTGTAGCATATCTTAATTCTTTTTGTTCTCCTGTTTCAATATCAAACCATAATAGCGGAAACCTTTTAGAGTGTCTACTTGGTATTGTAAATGTTAATGGAGATGATATTCCTTTTAAGATATATGTTCTATCTTTAATTTCCCATTTAGCTGGGGCTGTATTTTGTTTTACTTGTGACATGATATAATATGATTGAATGTTAATTTTAAAAGGGTAAATTCTACCCCCGTCATTTCAACGAGGGTAAAACTACCATTTTTTGTATTAGTCAACTTTATTGAACAATACGAAGTTGTTAGCGCCTTGAACACATAAACATCTTTCAGACAAGAAGTGTACTTCCATTGCGTCTAAGTCAGAAGTATATGCTCCACCAACAGAACCTGTAACCCAGTTTTTCATACGTCTGTCATCAGCTTGTCCAGCTCTATAACGAACGTGTAAGAAAGGTCTACGGATATTAGTTCCTAAGATTTGGTCGTATACTGTAGAAGTTCCTGCAGGAATCAATAATCCTTCGATACCTAATCCATTAGCAGAAGCTCCACGAGTAGATGCATCGTTTAAGTATTTCCAGTCAGTTTTGTAGAAATCGTAAGATCCACGACGGAAACCAGAGAAACCTAAGTTCAATGCCATATCTTGTGAATTTTCGAACAATCCGTAAGCTACACCACCTTGAGCTCCAGAAGATAAACCAGCAAGCATATCATCAAAAGCAAGAGATAAAGAACGGTTGTTGAACAACATGTTTTCTTCGATAGCTCCTTGAGTATCTAGGTTTTTCAAGATAGCGTCGAAATCTCCGATTTGTCCACCGAAGTTAGTCAATACGTTACCTCTGTCTTTAACAGCAGCAAATAAACCTTGAGTACCTTTTTTACCAGCAGCTTCAGCAGCAGATCCAGTAGCAGCTAATTCTCCTTCTACAACAGCCATTTCTAAATAGTCTTCGAAACGTAATCTTGTTTCAGACTCAGCTTTCAAATACCAGAAGTATCCGTCAGTACCATCTTCAGCAGCAACGTTTACCCATCCGATTTGTGCAGTATCAGATCCATTAACAACATATTTGTTACGGATGATAATTGGAGAGTTACTGTATTGAGTGAATGAAGGCTCGATGCTTGTGTAAGCGTCACTGGTTAAAGTTGAACCTTTAGAATACTCAGAACCAAATACGAAGATTTTAACTTCATCACTTGTAATTCCAGCAGCAGCTAAGTTAGCAGCAGTATAAGGAGCAACAGTTAATACACCTTGAGCAGTACTAGCAGTAACTACAGCTTTCACTTCAGCTCCAGTAGCTTGGTCAATGATAACAATTGTTTGGTTAACAGAAATTACATTACCAACAAAAGCATCAGCAGTGTTATTCAATGTAATTGTAAGCTCGTTAGCTCCAGAAACTTCAACAGCGTTGTAAGCAACGTGCAATCTGTTTTGTTCAGCCCAGATAACTTGGTCAGAGCTCATCGGCATTTCAGCACCTACCATACGTAAGAATCCAGATAAAGTTCTGTTTCCGTAACGCTCTACTTCTGATTCGTAGATTTCAGGTAAATATTGTTGTGCGAAAGATACGAAATCAGGGTTAGTCGTATCTGTAAAGTTTAAATAGTTTGACTCTAAAGCTTGTGCTTTTTGAGAAGGAACAATGCTCCCAAATGTAGGTAATAATGCCATCTTTTTGTTTGTTTAATTTTAAAATCTTTTTTGAATTCTTAATTTTGAAGAATCAACACCATTCACGGCTTTAACTTTGAATCCGCCAAGATTTAATTCGCTAGCATTCTGCCTAGGTTCTGTAGCTATATTATTGGATTTAGCAACAATATCTTTAACAGCATCGGCTTTACCTTGCTCATAAAAATGTTTGGCAATGGAATCAATGTTTTCCGCTGCATAGATAGCTTTATGATAGCCTTTAACGTCCTGTACTTCACCATCCTTGTTTAAGAACTTCTTAACTAGATTGTTAATGTCAGATTGTTTTTCAGCAACAGCCTCAACGTTATTAACTGCATATCTAAAACTTTTTTCTCCTAAGTTAAATTCAAAACCTTTGAATTCATTTGAGAACATAGATTTAGTATCGTTTTGGAAACGTTGATACTTCTTTTCATTAGCTTCTTGATCTTCCTTGTATCTGTTGAAAAAATCTAAAGCTTTCTGTTGGTCCTTGTTAATTGACGGTTTCAACTTGATCTCGTCATAATATTTACTTTTAACATCTTCCAAGAAAGACTTAGCTTTCGCAACTTCTTCTTTAAATGCGAGTTTCTTTTTTCTGATGTCTCGCTCATCATCAATATCTTCGTCGTAGCTGAACTTGTCATCCATAAGGAATTCAATTTCTTCTCCGTCTAAATGCGGTCTTGATTTTCTGTAGTATTCTTTAAGTAAAACCTCAGGGCTTACTTTTGTATAGTCTACATTAAGTCTAGTATAATCTTCTACAGTACCTCCAGTCTCTTCCATAAAAGCAACAAGCTTCTCTATGTTTTCTGGTAATGGTTTGCCTAATGTTTTAAATTCTTGTTCAATCTCGATAGTTTGTTCCGGTGTAATTTCAACCGGCTCTGTTTGTTCGATCTCTTCAATAACATTTTCGGGTTCTATTGTAGGTTCTACAGGTTCTTGAGTTTGTACTTCTGCCACAACTTCCGGAGCAGCAGGTTGTACAATCTCTTTTTCTATTTCTACCTTAGTTACTTCTGGGTCTTTTATTTCAACCTTAGTAGTAACTTCTGGTTTATTTAATTTTCTAGGCGTAGGTTTTCTCTTTTGTAATTTGAAATCACCTTCTTGTTTAATAATTTCTGACATGATATAATATTATAAAATTGGTTAACTATTGTTTATGAGAATAAGTCGTTACTCAAATCCCCCATTCCGTCGAAGCTAGATTCAAAATCTTTTGGCGTAGTAGCGTTCTGTCTTTGATCAATTAATTGACTTTGTTGAGAACCTTGCATTTTTATACGCTTATCTTTCCTATCTTCTATTTCAGCAATCTTAGCTTTATTAGCATCGCCCTCTGCTGTAACAAGTTGCATCTTGTATCCAAACTCTTCAGCCATTAATTGTTTCTTAATTAATAGCTCTTGTTGCAATTTTTGAAGTTCTAATTGAGCTTTTGCTTTTTCAATTTGTATTTGTGTTTCAGCTAATGCTTGTTGCTTTTGAACCTCTGCCATTGCAGCAGCTTCTGATGCTTGAGCATTTGCTTGTGCTTGTGCTTGAATATTAGCTTGTTGCATTGCTTGCTCTTTTTCCATCTTCTTTTTACGTCTGTATTTTAAAGATTGGTTAGCTAGCTTAAGGTTTCTTATTTCTCTTAGATCTATAATATCTTCTAGATCAATACCGCCTGATTGCAACGCTATCTGCATATTCTGTTCTAACTGAGCTTTTTCTTCTTCGTCTGGTTCTAATTCTAAGAATATACCAAAGTCATGAATATTAAGCTGCTCTAATTCTCTTAATGTCTCAACATTAAACGTGCTTATGCTTTGTTTTAAAGCGTTAGCGGTTAACGGGAATCTAAGTGAATCTGCAACCCTAAGGGTTATATTCTCGCATAGTCTTAACGTTAAGTATAAACTAGACTGTAATATATGTCTTGTAGCCGTGTTAGAGTTTGCAGCAGCCATCTTTTGCAGTCCAACTAATGAATCTGCATCAGGCGTACTAGCATCTCTTGCCTCATTTAATCCTGTAACATCTCTTATCATTTGTAAGTAATACTGATATGTAGATATTAAAGATTGTATTTTCGAGCTTCCTGCCGATGTTTGTATTTCTTGGATAGGAATTCTTGCTGGATTACCAGAACCATCTTGTGTCTGAGATCTACCAACAATACTACCAGTTTGGAAATACATATTTAATGCCTCCGCTGGATTGTAATTTGTACCGTTACCTAAATCAACTTCGGCTAAGCCATCAACATCTATAAATACACCATCTGGTACCATCTTAGCTAACACTTGTTGTAGCTTAAGGTGAGTTATCTGGATCATATCAGCAAAGCTTGTAACTCTACTAACTAATGATTCAATTTTGCCTCGGTACATTCTAGGAGCGCATATCGCATAGTTCATTGCAACTCTAGTAGTATCAGCAAATGGTCTTGTCATATTTTCAGCCATTTCCCATTTAAGCATTTTATTGTTGCCTAATATCTTAGCGCCGCTATATAAAACCTCTATTGTTCTTGATGCTGTGGTAAAGTTATCGTTTGCTGGCGGATTAAATGTATCCGGCTTTTGTAAAGCTTTCTCTAATCCAAACTCTGTTTGCTTAATTTTAAATACTTGATTTGAATATGTTTTGTATTCAAAGTATAGAACCTGTACATTTTCTTTATCAAAGTCTTGACCGTTTATACCTCTAGTATGATTGCTATCTCCAGGAAACTTTTCAATTTCTTTTACTTCGTCATCAGTTAGATTAGGGAATTGCTTTTTAAGCTCTTCTAAGCTAACGGACTTAACTTCACCAACATAATATATGTCTTCAAAGTTTGGATCGTCTGTGTACGAATAAACAAGGTTAGCTGGATCAACATATTCTAATGTAACACCATTAGCAGGATTCCAGTTTGTTTTTGCGGCAGCAATACCTAATACAACTAAATCGTAGTTTAATTTCCTATTAAGTAATTCGTATTTGTTTCTATCTAATATATTTGATATAACTTCTTCTTCAGCAATCTCAACAGCTTCTTTATATGACAACTGTAAGTGCAATTCCAATTCGTCCATATCTTCTGGCAACTTTTCAGGATTTGGAGAGTTGAATAAATTCATACCAAAACCATCTTGCATTTCTTTATAGAAATTTTTGTTTACCATATCCTCAATTATACCTCTGGCATAAGCAGTCTTTTTATTTATAGACTCAGGATCTTGAGCGTAAGCTTTTATCTTGTAGTTTTTACTGGATATACCATTAACTACAATATCAACAAACTTTGGTATTACCGGAACAGGTTTCCAATCAAGATTAAGATATGATAAATCGCCATTTGTAGACATCTCGTCTTTATACTTAGCAACAGACTGTTCTCCTCTGGCATATAATCTTAAAGAATTAAAAAGACTCCAATTGGAACCCCATCTGCTTCCTACGCCATATCCAGCCTTATCTCCGCGAAACCATTCGTTCTCGATAGCTTTACCAACTTGCTGGCCGTATTCAGGACTTTGTTTTACCTCATCTGGTACAACCTGACTTGGGAAAGAACTATTACTATTAGTATAAATCATTTATTTTATTATTTTTGAATTATAACCTTGGTTACTGTATTTTTTAAAGTTTAATGGAACAGTACTCTTTTTAATATCCGCTGTAGGTACATATCGATGTCTATTGCAAGCCATAATAGCTAAGCCAGAACTTATCGAGGCATCATGCTTTGTACGATTATTTATATTGAATCTTGCCCAGTCTTCTAATGTCTTTTGGAAATACATTGTTCCGCACTCATCTCCATTCAAACCAACGTGGTCTTCTATGTAACTTTCAATTGCAGCAGCGTGAGCTTGTACAATATCTTGTGATGAGTTGGGTATTCCACCTATTTCTTTTTCAGTTACAGATAATTTAGCGTAAACCTTATCAGGTCTATTCATTGAGAATCCTCTATAACCTCTTCTTTTAAAATGATATAGTAATCTAGGTTTGTTATTTTCAGCTAGTATTGGCATACCATAGAATATGCAAGCCATTAAAACTTCTTCAAAGAATATCTCGGCTGTTTGTGGTCTAGCTATATATTCTAAGAAAAAATGATTAGCGGGAGCATCTTCCATTGAAAATTTGGTAAGGCCGTGTAAAGCTCCATTAGAT